GGACAACAGTCATTAACCTCTTCAATCTCAGAATTTATTAAATCAATTTCTCCTTCAATACTTTCTTCTACAATCATTTTTCCTTTCTTTTTCTTCTTAATTTCTTCACGAACCTTAGATGCAATAGAAGAAGCTTCTTTAGAAACATCCTTCTGAACAGGGATTTCATCTTTTATTACTTTCTCTTCAAAATAACGGGAATTCTCATACTCTTTTAGTGCTGCCGCGAACGAAATGTTCCGACGAGCAGCAGACTTTTTAAGTCTATGATATATAGCTAAACGAGCAGATTCTGTAATTTTAATCATTGAAAATGGATAATAAATAGGTATATTCTCAAATTCATCAGGATTCATAGTAACTGTATAATTAACAGGTGCTACTTTATCTTCAGCTTCTCCAGCTCTAATATATTCCTATACCAATTTTCTACGCTTCTCAGCTCTAAGAGCAAAACATCGTGAGACATCAGAAGCAGCAACATGGCGTTTTTCACAAGCTTCACAATCATTATCGACTCCATGAATAGGAATGCGCACATACGGTTTACCAGTACGTACACGAATAGAATCATCATCATCGTCAATAACTACAGTTTTAGTAATACGCTTGCCATTATGAAGAATACTTTCAACGTAATCTACATCATTTGTATTCACTTTATCTTTTGGATCAAAAGGAGTTTTAGTGTCAGCATTATATGGGCCAACAGTCTCTTCTAAAGTTTCACAAACAACACACTCACATCCAGGAATATGACCTACATTGAAATAATTAGCAGCTCCAGCAGCGCAGTTCGACATAAACTTCCAAGCATCATTAAATTTGCTAAAGGCGAAAATACCGTCTTTAACTTGAGTTGGAACGCGACCAGAGACAGCCCAATAACCAATACCACAAAGACAAAGTAGTCCATAAATCCAACCATTAGATTTTCTTTTATTCTTCTCTACTTTATCATCATCATACCAGCGACCTTTATGAGTATAACCTTGAGCATGAAATTGAACATCACTACTACTAAAGGCACAACCAAACATTCTTGCAAATAAACCTAACGCACCTGAACCTAAA